GGAATTCTGCCTTGGATTCGTCGTGAGGACGTACCACTCCGCACCGTCAATCGTTTGGGCCATTTCGCCGGTGGTCATCTTCTCGGCAATTCGAACAGTACGACACCACTTGTCGAACAGCTTCTCGACTCGCTGATTGCCCGGACGATTCTGCGTCTTGAGTTGCAGGCGGGGACCAGTGCCCACGAGGTCGACCGCCAGCGTCAGGCACATGCCCTTCGCGTGGCTGTTGTTTTCTTGAGCTTCATACCTCGCACGGCTGCGAATCTTGCGACGAGTCGCCTGATTCAACGCCGTATTGGGCGAGAGGAAGTCGGCATTGGCCCAATGGCGTTCGTTGTCATCGCTGGTCTGTGCCGAGTCGTACTTGGCTTTCAGTCTGTTGTAGAAGTTCTCGTTGAAGTGCGAACGCTCGCGAGCTGGCGTCGGCATGTTGTTCGCATAAGTGGGAGGGAGCCAGAGGCTACTCATACAGTGCCCCCCGCTCGGAACTTCTGGAGTCGGAAGCCTTGCCCGGTATCGGTCCCCGTCACTGCCGATTGAGCCGCGTCAAACTTCGCGGCCTCGATCTGATCCTTCAGCGAGTGAGCCTCGCGCTCTTCACTTCCGGAGCGGAGCCGTTTGGCTTTGATGGCTTGGGCGGCGATGTCGTCTGCAAGGCTCATGGAGTGAGTGTGCGCTCATTCAGCGGCGATGCGAATAGCGACACGCCATCTCTTTCACTAAATAAAACACTGGCTTCCGAATGGTGGAAACGCAGCCTCACTCGGGCGGTTTTGCCCGCTTCGTGACCGCTCCATAGACCTCTTCACGCGTCCGCACGGATGTTCCGCAGTTGCGGCAGAAGCGATAGCGGAACGTGTACCGCCCCGAGTGCGTGACTCGCCCAGACAGCATGTGCCGACATCCGCACTGGCTGCACCGTACCCCTTCGCACTCAGGCTTTATTTCGGAGATGCTCGCCCCTCCCGTGCCTGCCGAGCGAGTTCCCCGAAGGATTTCCCCGCGTTGTTCGTGACGGTCGTCTCGGCGTACTCCAGAGCGCACAGCCCGCCGTAAGTCAGGTCGAGAGAGTGATTGTGTCTGGAGTGTTTGTGCCATTTTTCCACGTACCCTTTGCCAGCGGAGAACGTCCGCTCAAAAGTCTCCGCCAGAATCTCGGTCGCCCAGTCGTGATGCTCTTTCGGATCGGAGCCGAACAGGGTCAGGCTGCCGGGAGCGACTTCACCTTCGTCATCGATAGGCTTGATGACCAACGTCGAGTGAACCACGGTCTTGAAGTAGTTCGGGTCCATCGTGACGACCCTCACGCCGGGCTTAGGCTTGGTGATGTACCATCGATCAGCGTGACGATTGCGAATGCGGGCCGCTGTCGTTCGCTCTGGCATCTTGAATTTGTTCGCACCGTGAGAGCATATCCACGGAGAGCCGCAAGCCTTGACAGCATCTTGGACCGTCTCAACCCAGTGACCGCAATCGACGAAGCCCGCATCGACTTCGTGCGTCTCATGCAGCTGTGGACAGATTTCTTCGATGGCTTCTGTGATAGCCGCCTCATCGCCGATCACATCCGGTTGCCGCGTCGCGTACGTGCCGTAATCGACAACGTGGAACTGTCCGTTCGCCCGCAGTGCCATGACTTGCCAGCGAAGATTGCGACGGTGGACATCGACCGTCCCGACCCGCCGCAAAGTATCTTCCGGCCAGACGCCCCGCGCGATTCCATTGCAGCGTCCGGCGTATCCGGTGGCTGACCCGCGCACGATTCCCAACGTGATATCGACTCGCTCGACTGTCTCTTCGACAACCGGCTGAGCCCAGATGTATTGGTCGCGTGTCCTGTTCGCGATCAGCTGCTCTTCGCCGCGTTCTCCTTGCGCCGCCTTCCATTCTCCCTCGGCGATGTAGCTCGTCGGCCACAGTAGATTATTGAACGCATTCCACCTGAACCCGAGCGTGTAAGTGTCTGGATGTTCGCCGGTGATCTCGCCTTCCGTTAGCTGCTGGCCGCGATGCAACAGCGTGGCCGTGCGGTTCATCTCCCGCCGCTGGCTCTCAGTCCACAGCCCGCCGCACTCGGAACACACGAACGCTGCCAGCCGACCGGCTTCGCTGGCGGACTTCGCGTCTTGCCAGCCGATCAAGTCCTCTCGCTCGGGAGTGACTCCGACCCCGCAGTGAGGACATTCGCAGACGATCCTGGAGGCTGTCCCCGATTGATATTCCCGCCATGTAAACGCCTTGTCGGTGGAGACCGTGCATTCGAAGAAGTGCCGCCCTCGATCCGCAAAGGCTTCAGTTCGCCCCTGTAGCTGGCTGATCTTCGTTCCTTCAGCGGACGTTCCGCCAACGAGATCAAGGCCATCGGTTTCCGTCACGACCACGAAGCGAGCCGTGGCCCCCGCGCGTGTCTTGTCCGACCCGCCGCCGGTCATCAGTTGGAGGGTCACTCCATTGAGAAACGTGATGAGGTCCGGCGTTCCGCCTTGCGATCCGGTCCCTTTTGTTGGCATCAAGGCAGCGTAAGAACTGGCCATTATGGCGGGATAGATGTCCTCGTTCCACTTCGTGTTGGCGAGTGCCCCCGTGGGGAAACCGGCTATGACGTTCTCTCGCAATTCAAAGAGGACATAGAGAACCACGGCCACAAAACAATTGAGCGACTTGCCGGACTGAACGTAGCCCGTCACCACATGCGAGCGATACCGACCCGAGTCGACAGCTTCCGCCCACAGCCGCACCCAGGGCTGCCGCGTGAAGCTCAATCGCTCCCCAGCCACTGGTCCCGAAGGAATCACGATCTCGGCTTGCATCCATTCGCCAAACGACCGCATCCGTTTCGGGATCGCTTGGCGCAGGAAGTCCGACAGAACGATATCGCTACTTGGTCGCACGAGATGCCACCTCTCGTTGCAATCGCTCCAGTGGTGTCCGGACTACGTTCGCTGCTTCCGCCCCGTGACGTTGTTCCAGCTGGGTGATGCAGTCACGGATAATCGCCGCCATGTGTCCCATCCAGATCGTGATCTCGCTCACATCGACGAGCCGCTTCTCTCGCTCTTCCAGGTCCAGTTCCGCCAGCCGCTGCTTGACGGCTTCCATCGGCTTTGGCTCGGTCGCCTTCTCGGGCACCTCTCGCCAGCGAGTCAGCCACTTCGCGATCTGATCGAGTGGCCACGCTCCCTGACTTCCGGGGATTCCCCCGGGCCGCATGTTCCATTGGCGGACCGTCTGCTCCTGCACACCGAAGAACTCCGCCACGTCTCGCATGGTGGCGACCATGTAAACGCTCTCCTTCGCCTGACGTGCGATCACGTCGCGAGCCAGGTCTGCCAGCGCCTTCAAGTCCTCGACCGTCTCAGCGGATGAGCGCAATGAGACGATCGACTTCCGCTCGTTGTTCATCGAGACTCGACAGAGGTTGGGTTGGGATCACCGCGTGAATGTGCTGATGCTGTTGTGGTTCGCTGGCTGCTGCTATGGCATCATCATGCTCCACACACTTCCGCAGTTCCGAACACGCCTTCAACTGAATCTCGGGAGATATGTCTTTGTCAGTGGCGAGAGCGGCCAGCTTCTTGGTGATTAGATTGCGGATGTTGTCCGATGTATTGAATCCGCGTATTCGAGCCGTAGCAGCCAGCTTGATGTCCCCGCGAACGTGACCGGGTTCAAGGAATTCAGACATCGGTCACCAGAGTTGGAGTCACGCCCGTCGCGTCCTGGAACCGTTGCAGGATCACGGCGCAATAGGCCGGGCTGATTTCGATGGCGTAGCAGATGCGGTTGTTCTGCTCGGCTGCGATGAGGGTGGTTCCTGAGCCGCAGACAAGGGATTGTGTCCATCCCGAGCAGCGTGGCCGCCATGACCCGCCCATGCCCTGCAATGATGCCGCCCTCTTTATCGATCAGCACCGGGTTACAGAATCCGAACTCAGTGATTGATGCCGCGATTTGGGCGACCTGCTCGTCGCTGTGAGTACGGCTGTTTCGCGCGTATGGCACCAGGGAAAATACAGGAAGATGCTCTATTTGAGCGGACGTTGCCCCTGACCCCTGTGACTTATTCTGGCGTTTCGCGTTGTTGTTGGTCAAGGTTTTCGCTCCTTAGCGACAAAAAATATGAGATGCAAGGCAC